CTAGCCGCTACGGCAAGCCTGTAGCGGCGATTAGCCATGCCTGAAAGCACTTGCCTCTTGAGCTGCCCGTTGCGGCACTGAAACCCGCCGTGAACAGCGAAAACGGCGCCTTGGGTGCCATCACGTGCGCATGGTTGCGACTAATGTCATAGCACCCGTCGCTTGCCCTCTTCGCATTCACTAGCCCTGCTGATTCACTATTGCCCTCCCCAGACGGCGCCTGGGGAGTTTTTCTTTGCCTATGCTCATAACGATTTGCGCATATCTAGATATGATTCAGATTGGGTTCAGGACGGTGGGGTTGTGATTCTGGTTTTGTCGGGTCGGGTCGGGTCGGGGAGGCCGCCGTTAGGCGGCAGCCCAGGTAAGATACTTCTTTAAGAGAGAAGGGAAACCTGGTGGACGATTACCTTTTACATGAGTTAGGGAAAGCTCTTTACACACTGGAGACTGAGGGGGGAGCACTGTCCGATCTCCTTACCTTCCACAGGGGTAGTGGTGGTGATACTCCGGTTGGCCGGTCGGCTTGTGCTTCGAGGCCGCCGGTAAATTTGTCCATGCTGGATTTGAAGATGCGTACGGAAAATCTCCTGGCGTTTTGGGCAGGGCAAATCGCTGCGGCATCCGGGTGCGGCGTTCCTCAGGAGAGTGATGTCCCCGTGTTGGCTGGGTGGCTGCAGCAGCGGCTGTGGGTGTTCGATGAGGCGCCGTGGGGCGCTATGGCTGCCGAAGAGATTGTGGCGCAGGCACGCCTGGTGGCTGAGGTGGTGACCGACTCTAGCGATGATGAGGGTGAGGAGGTGCCGCCGGAGTGGGCGTCGTGCCGTGTAGTTGCCTCGTGGCTGGCGCGTCGCGGGTATCAGGTGAGCCATATGCGGGTGTGGCGATGGGCTCAGGCTGGGCTAGTACGGACAGTGACCGGTGATGATGGGGCGCTGGTGTGTTACGCCGATGCCGAGCGTGCCTGCATCGACGCCGCCCCTGGCGTTGGTGTTGCGGTGTTACACCCCATGGTGTAAGCTAACGCTCGTAACCCCTGGGCCCAAGGCTCAAGGGGTTTCGTCGTATCCGTAGTAGCACCCTGCCATGCGGGGACGCCCCGTTTTGATATTGGGGTCGGGGTTCGGCTTTCCGCGACCTGTCGGTGGCTTCTTTTCCTTTTTCTTCACCACCCGACACCAAACCCATGCTGCTGCGGATACGACACCCATATGCTTAAACCCCTCCGAGGATTAGAGGAGGTGATGGCCATGCCGCGCGCAGGAAGCATCTGCTGCGAACCCGGGTGCCCGAAACCCGCCAGCTACCGGGGCCGGTGCCGCAGCCATGCCCAAGAGTATGAGCGGCACCAGCGCGCTACTGTGGCCACCAAACGCGATGAGCCTAGCAGCCGGGAGGCTCGGCGGCGGGTGGTTGCTGCCTGGCGTGCCGCCTATGGTGATGTGTGCCCTGGCTACCGCAGGCCGCCGCACCCGGCGCGGGACCTCACCGCCCAGCACGTACATGCCCTCGTTGACGGCGGCGACCCCGGCCAGCCCTTGGTGGTGCTGTGCCGCAGCTGCAACAGTCGGCATGGCGCCGACCGTCTTGCCGCCCGCCGCGGCCGCCGCTGACCCCAGGGGGATACCCCCTGTAGCAGGCCTGCTATTGGCCGTGACGGAGGTGGCTAGATGGTGTAGAGGGTTCAAAAACCGCTTCTGGCCTGCTATTTTTTGAACCCTCAAACCCAGTATTTTGCTTGATGAAACCTTTTGATGGGGGTGGTTTTTATGCCCAGTGGTGGTGCTAGGCCCCGGTCGGGGCCGCCGCCGGACCCTNCGGACCCTCGGTCCGGCAGGTCTGATGCCCGCGGTATCTCCGCGGAGCTGCGGGTGCTGCCGGCGTCCGGCTACACGGGCAAACCTCCGCCGTGGCCACTACCAACCGGCTACACCAGGGAACGTGCCTTATGGAAAAAAGTCTGGAAGTTTCCCCAAGCTGTGGCGTGGGCGGAAGAAGAATGGCGGTGGCTGACCATCGCGCACTATGTGCGCTGGGCGGTCCGTAGCGAAGCACCAGGGGCTACGCCTTCAATGATGACCCAAGTGCTGCGGCTTGCCGATAGCATCGGTCTGTCGCCTGCTGGTCTCCTGCTCAACGGCTGGACAATCTCCATTGCTGACGGCGACTCCGCCACCGAGTTGGCCCCACCGCCACAGCGTGATAGTCCGCCCAGACGTCGCCTGCGGGCGGTAAAGGACGATGACGATGATCCTGCCAACTGACTGGGTTGTTGATTTTCCCACCCTCGGGGATTTGTGGGATGCCTGGGTGCAGGCTCACTGTCTCATCCCCGACGGCTATCGGCGTGGTGAGGCGTTCGTTTGGTCCGATTGGCAATTCTGGTGCGCCGCTAACTTCGGCCGTATCCGCGCCGGGCTGGAATGGGAAGGCGTTCCACTGGGTGCCAGGGCATTCACCTACCGGCGGCTGCAGGTTATCGCCCCGCAGAAGACTGGCAAAGGCCCGTGGGCGGCGGCGATGACGGCTATCCAAGCGGTAGGTCCCGCCGAGTTTGACGGCTGGGCGGCAGCGGGGGATGTCTACCGGTGTTCTGACTGGGGCTGTTCCTGTGGTTTCGTCTTTCCCTACCAGGCTGGTGAGCCCAAGGGGCGGCCACACCCGTCGCCGCTGATTCAGCTGACAGCCACTTCTGAGGACCAGGTGGAGAACACCTACAGGCCGCTGCGGGCGATGATCCAGATGGGTCCCCTCCGGCACCAAATGGCGGTCCGGGATGGGTTCGTGCGCATCCTCGGTGGCCTGGGCGGCGACGACGCCGACAGGATCGACGCCGTAACCGCCAGCGCCGACAGCCGCGTCGGCAACCCCGTGACGTTTTGCGAACAGGACGAAACGGGGTTGTGGACCAAACGTAACCGCATGACGAAAGTCGCTGACGCTCAACGCCGCGGCCTGGCAGGCATGGGTGGTAGGGCGATCGAGACAACAAACGCCTACGACAGTGCGGAGCAGTCGGTTGCCCAAACGACGCTCGAAGCCAATCTGAGTGACGTGGCGACCTTTTATATCCCACCTCCCCAACACTTGAAGTGGGAGCGGAAACGAGACCGGCGCCGAATCCTCGAAGCCGTCTACACGGGCAGCCCTTGGGTCAACATCGACACTGTGCTGGCTGAGGCTGACGAAATATCCCTCCGCGACCCCGAACAGGCCGAGCGGTTTTTCGGTAACCGGATCACCTACTCATCAGGCAGCTGGCTGCCAGCAGGACTATGGGAGGAGCACTATGCAATGGCTGGGGAATCCCCCTGACGGCACTAGCATCTGCGTGGGCTTTGACGGGTCAGAAAACAACGACTGGACTGCTATCCGGTGTGAAACCCTTCAAGGGTTTTCGTTCACACCCCGTTACGGGCCAGACGACCGCCCCACCATCTGGAATCCTGCCGAGTGGCAGGGCCGCATCCCCCGCGGGGAAGTAGCCGCAGCCGTCGACGAACTTTTCGACCGCTACCAGGTGGAACGCATGTACTGCGACCCCCAGGATTGGAGGTCGGAAATTGGCGAGTGGGCGCTCAAATACGGTGATGAGCATGTGTTTGAGTGGGCCACAAACAGCATCAAACGCATGTACCAGGCGATTCGGAGGTTCGAGGTAGACCTGACAACGGGGCGCATCACCCATGACGGGTGCCCGCTCACTAGTCTGGCCATGGCCAACGCTCGAAAGGTCGCCAAGGCCGGCCAAATGTACGTGCTCGGCAAGGCAACAGAGCAACAAAAGATTGACCCCGCCATGGCTACCGTGCTCGCCCACGAGGCGGCCATGGACGCCCACGCCGACGATTGGGAAAACGCTTCAGCGCCCGCCAGGGTTGTTGTGCTAGGCCGCCGCAGAAGGAGGTGACAATGGAGCTCACGCCAGAAGAACGAAGACTCGCCGAAAAGCTCTTCAACAAGATTCAGCGCCAGCGCCGGGAAGACCGTAAGAACGAGCGCTACTACCGAGGCCTGCAGGAAATCGGCAATCTTGGCATCGCGGTGCCACCCGACGTACAGCCGTTTGCTTTTCCGCTGAACTGGTGCCGCACCTATATAGATGTTTTGGAAGAGCGGCAGGACGTGCGAATGTTCCTGCGCTCCGGGGCGCTCGAAGAAGACGCTGAGCTGCGTGCCGACTGGGAAGCCAACGACCTCGACTCCTTGTCCCACCTGGTGCACCGCGATTTGCTCATTTACGGTCGGGCATTCATCTCCGTTGCCGCCCGCGACGGCGGCGGCAGGCCCCGGATCATGCCCGAATCCCCCAAAGACATCGCTGCTTTGGTCGATGCGCGCACCCGCGAAATGACCGCGGCCCTCCGCATCTACCGGGATGACACCGGCATCGCCGAATACATGACCCTCTACCTCCCCGACTCCACCGTGCTCATCGACCGCCGCGCCGGGAAATGGGAAGTGGTCAGGCGTATCAAACACCGCCTAGGCCGGGTGCCGCTGGTGATGATCCTCAACCGGCAACGAACCGGGGAATGGGCGGGCGAAACCCAACTAGCGGACCTTCGGTCCCTGGTCGATATGGCGGGGAGGGTAATGCTACAGCTCCAGCTAGCCATGGAAACCGTAGCAACGCCCCAGAAAGTCGCCCTAGGCGTGACCCAGAAGGATTTCGTAGACGCTGATGGCAACCAGATCGACGACCCATGGGAGACCTATCTGGGCGCCATCTGGGCGATCTCCAGCAAAGACGCCAAGATCGAGCAGTTGTCGGGTGCCCAACTGACGGGTTTCCACGACACCATCAAGATGCTGGCCGAACAAGCAGCAACCGTGACCGGTTTGCCGGTGCGGATGATGGGGCAAAACACCGCCAACCCCGCCGCCGAGGGCGCCATCCGCGCCGACGAATCCCGACTCGTGAAACAGGTGGAGCGACTGAATACCCTCATGGGCGCCGGCTGGGCGTGGGCGCTAGGCATCGCCGAGCGGATCCGCACCGGCAGCTGGGACGCCGATGGCCAGATCAGCACCCTGTGGCAGAACCCCGGTACCCCCACCGAGTCGCAACGCGCCGATGCGCTGCAAAAAAGCACTGGTGGCAGACCGTTCATGTCAGTGCGCGGGGCCATGGCCGAGATGGGATGGCCGCAACAACGCATTGACCGTGAGCTGGAGTGGCTGGAACAGGAAAACAGTATGGGCGGCATCATCGAAAAACTCGAACGCGGCGCCGACGACAACTCGGGCGAACGCGAACCGCCGTAGTCGCGCTAGCCGTCGTCTAGCGGTATGGAGGGAGGCCCACCATCATGCTGGATTCCCAGTACTCCAGGCTCCCCCCACAACTCCAAGCCGCCGCAGACTACCGGCAACGCCTCATCGCCCAGATAGTCCGGCGAGTGCTCGCGGCCTGGCGACCCAACAGCCCGCAAGACCCCAATGCCTGGTTCGCCAGCCACGCCCTACCGTTCACCGAGATGGTGGCCCACGGGCAACTACTGGCAGCCCAAGCAGCAATCGCATCGGCAGACGTTGCGCTGGATCTACAACACTATGATGTGGCGCCTGAGCTGTCGGCGGCCCCGGAAGCGTTCGCCGGGGTAACAGGCAGCGGCGACCCCGTGATGGGACTCGCCTACGCCCAAGCCCAAAAAATCACCGAACTGGTCGACGCCGAAGCCCCTATCGTGGAGCGTGCGCAGGCGTGGCACCACGCGGGCGTGATGCTCGCAACCGCCACCCAAACCGCCATCTCCGATGCCGCCCGCATGGCCATACTCACCCACCTAGCCGCTAGACCCGGCACTACCTGGGTTCGGGTAGTTCGCCCCCCATGCTGCGCCAGATGCGCCATCCTGGCCGGCAAAAAAGGCAGCAGCCGCATGAAGTTCATGAGGCACCCCGGATGCGACTGCACCGCCATTCCGGTCTCCGAGGCCACGTCGGATATGCACAAACTGTTCTATTTCGACGCTAAGGAATACTTCGATTCCCTAGCGCCGGAGCAGCAGGCCAAGGTGTTCACTAAAGCGGGCGCCAAGGCTATCCGCGATGGCGCCGACATTAACCAAGTTGTTAACGCCCGCCGGGGCATGAAAGCCATCACCTCGGCAGGTGGTAGGCGGCGACTCATCACCACCGAAGGCACCACCAAGCGCGGCTGGGCGTCTGAATACTTGCGGGAGCAATATGGCGCGGTGCTACAAAAAGCTGGCGGCAGGTACCGACGCACGTCGGTAGCTAGGCTGATGCCGGAAGAAATCTACCGTATCGCCGGCGCCGACCGTGACTTGGCCCTAGCGCTGCTACATAAGAACGGCTTCCTCACCGACGCCACACCAGATTTGTCTAGCAAGTGGTCGTGGGCGAAGCGTGATCCCGAAGTCCTGGCAGCCAAACGCAGGATCGACACCAGGCCAAGCATTGCGCTCTCTGGTAACCCCTAAAAACTTGTGACACCGACCCCCAAAAGTGGAGGTCGGTTTTTCTATGCCCAAAAACAAAGAAGGAAGGAAGATCCATGATTGTCAACGGTCTAATGCGCTATCACATTCGGTGCGTTACACAGCCCCCTATCGACGGTCAGTCACTAGCTGGCGGCTCTAGTGCTGCCGAGGGGGCGGCTTCTACCCCCCAGGCCAGTGGCCGGCAACGGGAAGGCGAAACCGCATCAGCCACCAGCAACGCCGACGCTGATGCTGACGCCGACAGCGACGGGGATGGCGGCGAACCGAACGGTCGGGGCTCAAAAACCCAAGTGCTTGCCGACCTAGCTAAGGAACGCGACAAGCGCCAGACCCTCGATAAGGAAAACGCTGCGCTGAAGGCGCGCCTGGCGGAGTTCGAGCGCGCCCAGATGACAGAGCAAGAGAAAACCGCGGCAGACCTCAAAACAGCCCAAGACCGCGTGGCGGCTCTGGAAGCACAGATCGCCGAACAACACCGCCAGGCGGCAGTTGCTAAGGCGCTGAAAACTGTGGGGTTGCCTGCTGATCTAGCCGGTCGGCTTCAGGGCTCAACCCCGGAAGAACTCGCCGCTGATGCCAAGGCCCTAGCCGCGGCGCTAGGTGAGCCGCCGGTCGACCCCTCCCAAGGGCAACATGCCAGCGGCAGGGCAACCCCCCGTAGCCTCACCGAGGCGCTTCGTAACCACTACAACATCACATAAAGATAAGGAGGCTCGCTATGCCTATTACCCTGGCAGACGCCAAACTCAACACTTTAGAAGACTACGACCCGGCGGTTGTCGACGAGTTCCGCAAAAACTCCCCGCTGCTAGATGCCTTGATCTTTGATACCGCGGTCAACCCCGCAGGTGGCGGCGCCACTCTCGAATACGGCTACCGCCGGCTGGTTACCCAGCGTGCCGCTGACTTCCGCGAAATCGGCAAAGAATACACCCCCCAAGAAGTCAAGACTGTAAAAAAGTCCGTGGAGCTCAAGCCGCTGGGCGGTACTTTTGAAGTGGATCGGGTGCTTGCTCACCTCGGCCCCGCAGCCAGCGACGAGGTGGCCCTGCAAACCTCCCAGCTCATCAAAGCCACCAATGCCAAGTTCAACGACGCAATCATCACCGGTGACACCGCGGTCGATGCCAAAGGCTTTGATGGCCTGGACAAGGCGTTAAAGGATTCTGCGACCGAGCTGAACGCCACGGGGGAGAAAGACTGGACCGCTCTCACCACCGCCGACACCGCGTTGGCTATCCTCGATGACTTGGACGAGCTGCTCGGCGCTCTGGATGGCCCGCCCACCCTGCTGCTCTGCAATAAGCGTACGTTGGCGAAGATTCGAGCAGCCGCGCGCCGGGCTAACCTGTACACTCAGCAACCGGTCGAGGGGCTGCTGGGGGCTAATGGCCATGAGATCACCCGGGAAATGCTCGGCAACGTCATCCTTGCGGATGCCGGTGAGAAAGCCGGCACGAACGACCCGGTGATCCCCACGGCCGCGGGCAAGACCAGCATCTATGCCGTACGCATCGGCTTAGACGGCTTCCATGGCGTGACCACCACCGATGGCCAGATGTTGCGCACGTGGTTGCCTGACTTCAGCACCTCCGGCGCCGTGAAGCGTGGCGAAGTGGAGTTGGGGCCGGTCGCCCCGGTACTCAAATCCACCAAGGCGGCCGCGGTGCTGCGCAATGTCAAGATCGGGGCCTAATCATGGCCATCGTGAAAACCCCCGTCGAGGGCTACACCGGCCCCATCGGCACTGATTTGTTCGTCGGCGGCGTCTGTACTGACGTTCCCGACGACCGGCTGGACTACTACCGGCGGCAAGGCTACATCATCCTCGACCAGGAAACTGCCACGCCGCAGGAGACGCCAATCCAGCTGCCAGCCGATGGCGCACCGAAAGCCGACTGGGTCATCGCAGCCGTTCAGCTCGGCATTGACGTTAAAGGCAAAACCAAAGCCGAAATTATCGCGGCAGTCACCGCGGCCACCCCAACAGTGGAGGAGTAACCCCCATGGCCACCTGGCTCACCGCCGATCCTAAAACCCTGTGGCCACACCTCGACGACACCCGCTTGGAGGAAGCAAAACGCCTCATCGAACGGGCGGAAAGTATTATTCTTCAGCGTTTCCCCAGCATCCCCACCCGCATCCAGCAACACCGGCTCAGCGCCGAGGTTGTTGCCGGCGTCGTGGAAGACATGGTGACCCGCGCTATCGCCAAAGAAGATCGGGGTGGACTCGCCCAGCTGGCCTACCCGGAGGTGACCATGCAATGGGAAACCGACGGGGCGTTAGGGCAAGGCTCAAGACTGTGGCTCACCACCGACGAGGTCGTCCTGCTGTCCCCGCAGCTGGCCCAGGGTGCCTGGAGTGTCCGTCGCAAAGCAACACCTACGCTGCCGGAGGACCGATGCTAACCCCCCGAATACTCTTCCAACCCGGGTGGCAGTATCGGCGGCAAACAATCACCCAGGACGACCCCATCACCGGGGAAATCATCGCCACCACCTACGAACCCATCGCTGGTACCGGCCTCGTCCAAGAGGCCTACTGGACCGGCATGCAAGAAACCACGCCCACCGGAGGCATCCGCGACGAACGACTCGTCATGTTCGCCCCCGCAGGTGCCGCCGTGGCCGACCTCGACATCACCGCCAAAGACGAATTCATCGGCCCCGCCGGCCAGGTGTGGCAGTGCATCAGCGACGGCATCGCCCGTGGTATCCCAGGCCGGCCACCCGACTACATTGCGGCACGAGTCCGCAGAGCAAAGGAGAAAGAACAACCATGACCGAAACCATCCCCACCACCCAAGCCGAGCAGCTACTGCCAGAGGAGGAAGGCGTCCACGACGGCATCTACCACGGCACCGACGACGCCGGCAACCCCTTCTACACCGCGGCCGGCAGCCCCTACCATCTCGCCGACATCCGCAAGAAACAAGCCGCCCGCGCCGCCGAAGCGGCCGAGAAGGAAGCAAAGGAGGAAGACCCCAGTGGCGAAAGCGAAACTCACCCTGTACCGGCGCCGAATACTCCGCGAGCTGCGGCGCCAAACGGTACCGGCCCGAAAGAAAATCGCCCAGGAGATAGCCAGCCAAGCTAAAGCTATCGCCCCTGTCCTCACCGGCGACTACCGTGACGGCATCGGCGCCAACGTTCGGGGCACCATGGTGCGGGTTGTCGACAATGACGAAACCGCAATCCACAAGGAATACGGGACCGCCGACACCCCCGCCCACGCCGTCCTCACCAACGCAGCCATGCGATTCGGCCGCTACCGAGGCATGAGGCCCCGATGAGCGCCATAATCCCCACCGCCTACATCCCCGGAGAGGTGCGTAAATATTTACTCGCCGACGAGGAGTTCATCCGGTTACTGCATGGTGGTGCCGTCACCTGCCGGGAGGTCCCCGACCCTCTTACCAAACCCCATGTCACAGTCAAAGCCGTAGGCCACCAGGGCGGCGACCCCAGGTTGCACCGGGTACTCATCCAAATCACCCCCTGGGTGCCCCGACCCGACGTTTCCCGCATCCCCGAAGACCCCGACATCACCGCATGGAACCTCGCCACCCGCGCCGGGGAACTCCTGGCCAGGGCAAAAAACATCATCGTTGATGACACCCACGCCTGGTCCGCCCACTGGGTGGACGGCCCCATCCAGCTAGAGGACAAAAACCGGGGTCTTGACCGAATCATTTACTACGCGCCTGTTCGCATTGGTGTTCACCTGCGCAGGCGCACAATCTAACAAAGGAGTGCATCATGTCCGATTTTGCTGATTCCAAAAAAGCCCATGTTTGGTTGGATGGCGACGCTTTCCGCGCCCCCGTAGGCACTGCCATGCCCGCTGATCCTTTTGCCGCTACCCTCACCGGGTGGGACGCCTACGGCGGCATTGAAGCAGGCATTGAGGTGACTGCTGAGCAGCAAGTCACCAAGAAGAAGATCTGGAACAAGCGCAATGCCATCTACAAGATCATCCGCGACGCTTTGGAATCTGGTATGAAGTACCGCGCTGTCGACAACAGCAAGGCTGCCCTGTTGACCCGCCTGCAGGGCGGCAAGATCACTAAGAAGGGCGATCTCTACGTTGCCGAGCTTGGGCTTGGCGAAGAATTTGCCTTCTTCTGCCGGTTCGATGACGGCGTTTCTAAGATGGCATTCTACTGCCCCCGTGTGACGCTGGCATCGCCGGCGAAGCGCGCCGTCATCGACGACCAGAACCTGGACGGCTGGGAGTTCGACAACTCCTTCCTTGAAGGCTACGAGGAAATCATCCCCGAGCTACCCGCAGGCATTACCGTGCCCTAATGGCAAATCCTTCATGCCCATTTTGCGCAATCATCATGGGGGAAGGTTGGGCGCGGGAAATCTACCGCGACGACCATACCGTGGCGTTTTTCCCACTTCAACCGGCGACTCTTGGCCACACCCTGGTGGTTCCCCGCCGGCACATACCCGATATTTGGGAGCTGCCAGAAGCTGACGCCGCGTGCCTCTCTCGCGCTGTCTTGCGGGTTGCTGCGGCGTTACGTGCGGCTGTCACCCCAGACGGGCTAAATATCATCCAATCCAGCGGGGCGGTGGCAACCCAAACCGTCCCTCACCTGCATATACATTTGGTGCCGCGCTGGGCAGCAGATGCTATGGGCCCTATTTGGCCGGCTAAACCTCCCAGCCACCCGCCACAGGTGCTCGACAACCTCCGTGACAAGCTGGCTGGCCTCATGTAGAGCGGGCTAGGCGTCGGCTCTGTCTAAAACCCTTATTCCTTCCAAACACTAGGAGAAACCAAACCTCATGGAAAAAATCGACCTTTTCGAGCGCGCTCTCGCTATCAACGGCGGCGACCCTGTGCCCGTTACCCTGCTCGGCGTTGATCTGTCGTTGCGCCGAGATTTCACCGGCCAGGAAGCTCACGACATTGTTCGGGCACTGTTTGACCATGCTGACGAAGCAGTACATGACCAAGCTACCCGCGTTGTCGCCCTGGTGTCTGACTCCCCCAAGGAAGACCAGGTGGCCTTCGTCGACCAGCTCATGACCCTGAGTCTCGCCGAGGTCATGCGGGTGTTTGATGTCATCGGTGAGATCTGCGGCTACCGGGATGCCGATGGCAATTTTTTTCCTACATCCTCCAGCTAATCAGCCCCCAGGAGTTCGCTAGGCGGCTGGTCGGGTTCCAATCCAAATACCACCTAAACTACCGCACGTGCCTGGCGGAAATGTGGTGGGTTGACCTAGCGATACTCGCTGATGGGCTGGACGAGTGGACCCCCACTGACGAAAACATTGCCAGGTTGGTGGATAGGGAGGATTACTGGCTGAACTCCGAATACAGGTCGTGGATCACCGACCCGGACGACCCCGAGGTGCAAGCGGAGAAAACCCGCCAGAAACTGCTCGGTATTAAGCCCCCAGAGCAGCCACAGCTGTGGCCCGTCGCGGTTCGCCCACCTGCGCTGCAACAGCAGCTGGTGCAAGCAGCCACCCAGGCGGCGGAGAAAGCTGCCAAACCACTAAAGCGGAAGATCACCATCACGGAGTTCCTGCGCATGCGCGGCAACTAGAAGGCACCCGAAACGTTAGGAGGGCATAATGGCCGGCGGCAAAATCGACATTCTGGTTGAACCGAACACTAAAGGATTCAACCGCGCCCTGGAATCCAGCCTGGGCAGCGCCCTGGGTATTGCAGGGAAACTCGGCGCCGGTATCGGCGTCGCCCTCGGCCTTGGCAGCGTTGCCAGCGATATCGTTTCTGTCGGCACCGAGTACCAAAGCCAACTGAACACCATGGCCGCGGTGTCCCAGGCGACCGCGGGGCAGATGGACGCTGTACGCGCCAAGGCTAGGGAACTCGGCAACGACATCTCGTTGACCGGCACGTCGGCATCTGATGCCGCAGCGGCCATGACCGAGCTCGCCAAGAACGGCCTAACCGTCGCCCAGTCCATGGAAGCGTCCAAGGGCACCTTGCAGCTGGCTGCTGCCGCCCAGATTGATGCCGCCCAGGCCGCCACCATCCAAGGCCAGGCTCTGCAGGCTTTTGGTTTGGGTGCCCAAGAAGCCGGCCGGGTATCCGACATTCTCGCGGGCTCGGCGAACGCTTCTGCTGCGGAGATCACCGACGTGGCCCAGGCCCTCCAACAGGCCGGCACGGTGTCACATGCCTTCGGCGTGAGTATCGACGATACCTCCACTGCGATCAGCATGTTCGCCAACGCCGGCATCACCGGCTCCGACGCCGGCACCCTGCTGAAAACTTCCCTGCTGGCGCTCACTGATCAAGGCAAACCCGCCCAGAATGCTATCCACGATCTGGGCCTAACCGTCTACGACGCTAAGGGAAAGTTCGTAGGGCTGCCGTCCCTGATCGGCCAGCTGAACGCCGCGTCAAACCGCATGACGGAGGAACAGTACCAGGCGGCAACCGCCACCCTGTTCGGCTCCGATGCCATGCGCTTCGCTTCTATCACTGCAGGTAAAACCACCGAAGATTTCAATGCCCTCAAGGAAGCAGTCACCCGGCAGGGGCAAGCCGCCGAGGTAGCCGCCGCCCAAACCAAAGGCCTACCGGGCGCCCTGGAACGCCTCGCTAATGCGAAAGAAGATTTGACTCTTGGCCTATTTGAGGCCCTCCAGGATGACTTGGTGGCAGCCGCCGACGCCGGTACTGCCGCTCTCGGCAAGATTGGTCCCGCCGCCGAATCAGGCATCCACCTAGCTTCAGACGCTGTGCACGGGCTTGTTACCGTCCTCACCCCCGTAGCCGGCCTTGCAGCCACCCTCGCCAGCGACTTCACCGGGCCCCTGCTCGGCATCGCCGCCGTCATGGCCCTGAAAAACTGGACAGACTTTCCTACGAAGATTCAGCAGGCCGCCCAGTCGATGGCCACGATGAAACAGGGTGTTGCTGACCTGCAAGAATACTACCGAAAAGGCCACAAGGCAATCAGCGAGTTCGACGCGAAAACCCAATACATGATTACATCATCCAACGGGTTGACGCAGGCCCTGGGCAGGTCGCGGGAGGCATTCAGCTCCGGGTCGGAAGCTATGCAAGTCGCAGCTAAACGCTACTTCTACGCCGGTAATACCATTGCCTCCAACGCCGCGAAAATCGGCAATGCCGCCGCGGGTGCGGCTAAAGGCGGCCTATCCCTTATGAAATCCGCCGCGGGCGGTCTAGTAGACGCTTTGGGCGGGCCATGGGCTGTTGGCATCATGGTCGCAGGCGCAGTTATCGGCGGTCTTGTCGAGGCCAGCCACGCCGCCACCGAAGCCCAGCGCAAGCTGGCGTCGGCAACGAAAGCGACTAAGGCAGCCCAAGCGGCCCTCTCTAAAGAGGTCTCCGGCACCACCGGTGCGCTCACTGACCAGGCGAAGAAAGCAGCCGGCGAGCTGGCCGATGCTACCCTCACCCAGTTCACCGCTATCGGTGAAGCCAAGGACCACTGGCTCTCCAAATCTGACCCCACCCGCACCTGGTCGGAATGGAACAAATTATCGTTTAAGGAGCAGCAGGAGGCAGCCCGTAGCGCGTCTGAAATTTCCGACGCCTACCAGGTTCTAAAAACCAAGCTCACCGCTACTGGCCTGAGCATGGAAAACCTTAACAGTATCGTTGCCGAGGGCGGCGACGACTATAAGAAACTCGTTTCCGAGCTGCGTGCTGCTGGTGAGGAAGGCGAGCGTGCTGCGGGCTACCTGGAGAAATCGCGGAAGCAGATCGAAGACACGATAGCTGCTGCGCGCCGGGTTGACCCTGCTGCCGCCCAGGCGGCCAAGGGAATTGATGTTCTGGCGGATTCGTCGGCCAACGCCAACGATAAGCTGAACGCCCTGGAGTCGATCATGCAGGCCATGGGCCTGGCGCCCATGGCAGCAGAAGAAGCCATGGCTTCCGCAGCTCAGGCTGTGGATGACATGGTGAAATCCGCCGAGACAGCGAACCACCCGGTAGAAGAACTGGGCGCAAACCTCGGCGACTTGGCAACCGGCAAGCTAGATATGACGAACGCTTCCGCTAGGGAGCTGAGCAAGAAGCTCTCGACGATGCGGCAGGAGCTGGAAAAGGTCGCCACCGCGGGCGGTAACACTAATGATGCGTACAAGCAGATGCAGGGTTCCTTTGCCACTATCGGCCAGGAGTTCGGCCTGACCGCGGAGCAGGTCCAGCACCTAGCCGACACATATGGCGTGCTGCCCAAAGAGATCACCACCCTGGTTGGTGTCAATAGCGAAGGCGCTAAGAAGGAGTTGGCCACGGTGTGGTCCCAGCTCTACCCGTTGAAGGCCGGCACCAGTATTGAGGTCAAGGCTGTGGGTGACCAGGCCATGGGTGTACTCAAAGACCTAGGTGTCAAGGCGGAAAAGCTGCCTGACGGCATCAACATGAAGCTGACCGCCACCGACGCCGACGCCGTGGCCAAACTCGGAGAAGTAGCTGCAAAGGCCGACGCTATCGGCGACAAACCAGTCGACGTGAAACTACTGCTGGACGATACGCGGTTCACGACCAACGTAGCAGCTGCCAAGAACCTGGTCGACGACCTGGCGATCCAAAAACCTTCCCCCAAAGCCCAGCTGGTTATTGATGATTTCCTCAAGACTGGGGAGATTGTCAAGGGTGACCTTTATTATCTAACAACACTGTCGACACGGCCTCAGGCCGACCTGAACAAAGATCTGTTCGACACTGGGTTTAACGCCACCAAGGAGCAGCTGGACTCACTCACCCGCACCACGGCGATGCCGACCGTTGATGTGAACACTGAGCCTGCGCACAACAAGTTGAATGCTCTCTGGAACCTATTGGCATCAACGCCTTTTATAGGCCCGTCGGCAACTACAGGTATGGCGAAAGCCGCCGGGCTTTCAGGAAAAGCCGCTGGTGGCCGCCTGCCAACAGCCGGCCCCGGCACCGACACCACCGATGGCATCCTTGCGGTCAACCCCCAAGGCGCCCCGGTGGCGTGGGTGGATGCCGGCGAGTGGGTCATCAACCGACGCTCAGCTGACCGGTATAACCGCACCTTGCACCATCTGAACCAGGGTGACGGGCCAGGCGCCCTGGCGGCCCTCTATAACGAGCTGCCCCACCACGCTACGGGCGGGCGGGTGCAGAAGGTTAAGACTGATTTGGCCCCGCTGGATGGCACCCCCTACATCCTGGGCGGGTTTTCCCCGGCTGGTGTGGATTGCTCCGGCGCTGTGAGCGCCGCGGTGAACTCGTGGGAGGGTGCCCCGATCTTCCAATCCCGCATGAGTACCGCCACGGAAGGCCCATGGCTTGCCGCCCATGGCGCCCTGCCTGGCCGCGGCAACCCCACCGATTTCCAGATTGGCTGGTGGGATAACGGTGGCGGCGCCAACGGGCACACCGCCCTCCGGTTGCCTGATGGCACCTATATTGAATCCGGTGGCAACACCGGTGGTGGCCTCACTATCGGGCGGGGTGCCGGCCCTCTCGACGGGCGGGGCTTCACGAACTGGGCGCATTTTTCCGGCAGCGCTGCCGACCTTAACCTCCCCGCCCTAGAGTTAGCGTTCAGCAGCCTCACCGGCGGCGGCACCACCGTGAACTGGGGCGAAGCCCAGTCTCTCCACGATCTGGCCATCAAGTACTTAGGCGCAAAGGTCTACGACCAGGGCGGCATCCTGCCCCACGGTGGCGTAGCAGTAAACTTGTCTGGCCACCCAGAGATGGTGCTGCCCCCGACGCTAAGCCAGGCGGCCCGTAGTGGCCAGCTGCAGGCATCGTCCCCAGAGCTGGCCCGCGCCGTCGACAAACTCACCGCAGCACTGGCAGGGGCGACCGCGGCATTCGTCAAAGCCGCGAAAGAGCTAGACGCGCCAGTGCGCGCCGGGTCGAAGGAACTGGCAGCCTGGGGCGGCGGCTTCCTCGGCAAAAGCCAGGTCGTCATCGACGCCGAAAAAGGCCTGGTCGATACCCGTAAGGCCATTGCCGATGAATCCAAAGACATCGCCGACGCCGAGAAGGAACTGGCCAAAGCTAGGAAGGACCTGTCGAAAACCGAGCGAGACAACGCCGACAAGCTCATCGACGCTCAGGACCGGCTGCGGAAAGCCCGCAGCAAAGATAAGGCCAGCGCTGAAGACATCGCCGACGCCGAACGCAACCTCGCCAAAGTACGGGAAGACGCCCCGGAGAAATCCCAAGAGGCTGCCGAGAAGATCGCCCAGCAGGAAGAGAAACTGGCCGAGGCCAGGAAGAAAGCCGCCGACTCCGCGAAGCGACTAGAGGCCGCCGAGCGCACAGTCACCGCAGCCTACTACCAGGCTCTAGCTGACCTCATTGACGGCGTGAGCGGGCACCTAGCTTCCGCCGCGGGGCACTTCGGCGAGTTCTTCGACACCCTCGGCAAAGCCGCCGAGATCGCCGACAGTGAGCGCAAGGCCATAGGGGAGCTGCAACAATCGCAGATCCGCAACAGCTTAGCGCTGCAAAAATCTCTGCTGGACCTGCAAACTGCGGAATGGGACGTACACACTGCTCGTGCGCAGGGCGCCATCTCGGTGGCCCAGGCGGAGAAACAGTTAGCGGAAACCCGCAAGCAACAGGCGCTGTTAGGGTCGACCGGCATTGAGGCCATGGGCGCCGCCCTCGATCGTTTCCGCACCACGGGGGTTTTCTCGATCGGCCAGGTTGCCGACTCCGTTGTCGCCCAGACCGCAGCGGTGAAGGCCGCGGAGTGGGCGGTTGCCGAGGCCCGCGCCCAGGCAGCAGCCGACCAGCACGCCGCCACCCAGAAACAGGCCCTAGCCCAGCTGGACGTCGCTGACGCCACCCTGACCCAGGCGAACACCGCGGAAATGCTGAGGATCAAAACCGAGGCGCTCACGCAGCAAACCGCCCAGCTGTACGGGTTAACACCCGCGGCAGCCCAGGGCGCTAGCGCTGGCTTTAGCGGCATCGGGAAACTCCTCGGCGGCCTAGGCAAGCTCGCTGCTGGCATTGCCGGTGGTGCCGCAGGCTTCGCAGCCGGTGGCCCTCTGGGTGCTATCCCCGGTGCCACTATTGCCCTCGGCGGCCTCGGCGACCTGGTGCGCGGTGGCTTCGACCTTTTCAACAACAGGCAGTCCGTGAAGGAAGCCTGGAAAGGCATGGGCCTAGCCCAGAAAGCCGGGGTCGTTTTGGGCGGTCTGGGCGGCGGGGCGCTCGCTATCGGTGGCGCCGCGCTCACCCCCCAATACGGCGCCGAGGCGGCCATCGGTGGCGCCAAGCTGGCCGACCAATGGACCGATGCTGTCCTGGGTGGCATGGCCCACGGCGTGGAATCGAAGATCGCTGCTATCCAGCGGCAAACCACGGACCGTACCGATCGGCTAGGGCTCGCCACTGACGCCCAAAAACTCCTCCTCGATACCAGGCGGCAACAGCTAGAGCTCGCTGGTGCCGCGAAAGCCGAAGCGCTGAAAGCCCAGGTGGACTACGCGAACCTACAGAAACAATTAGCGGAGGCCACCACCAAGGCGGAGATCGACGCCCTCACCGAGGCAGCCCGCGTGGCAGCCACTAAGCGTGATGCCCTGTTAGTGCTGGCGGCACGCCAAGCCCAGGCTGCTGAATCCCAGCTGGCGCATACCCGCGCGCTGGTGGATGCCGCCCGTTCCGGCGCCACCCAAGCCGGAGTGAAAACCATTGATATTAATGTGCGCATCCCTGACGGCGTGAACACCTTTACACGTGCTGACGTTGCGCGCATCACGACTGAGGCGGTGAAGGCCGCTACTGGTGCCGACTATGTGAACGCCCGAATCTAGAAAGGGAAGGAGGCAAGCATGTATGAGATGACCTACGTGTCGCCTGACGGCGCATCCTTCGCTCTCACTGGCGGTCAGATCGAGGTTGTCGAGGGCGGCGCCGACAAGCTCACCGGTAGTGTCAAGGAGCGTGCTTACGTTGCGGTGGGCATGCCGGGGCAACTACTCGAATCACATGTCATCGAACCGATCCGCGGGTCGCTTACCCTGGTGATAGACTCCACTCCCACCAAACCCGCGGAGGTGTTGGCCTTCGAGCTGCGCAGGGCGTTCTCTCATTATCGGCTAGGGCAACTAGCAGTCGCCACGCCCCGCGGCGTAGCTAGGCTCCGATGCCGGCTAGACGGCGCCATCGCCGACCCCACCGAGGTGTACAGCCGCTCCAGCGGCCTAGAGCTGCGCATCCCCCTAGTCGCTGATGAAGGCGTTTGGAAGATCGGCCCATACACAGGCGCCGGCAAGATCAACGTTTCAAACTTCGGTGACACCACTACCTACCTGGAAATCACCTGGCAAGGTGGCGGTGGCCCCATCACCCTCCCCTCCGGCGCTACCCTAGCCCTGCCCACCACCTCCGAACGCCGACACCTGCTCCTCAACCCCACCGACTCCTGCGCCATCATCGACGATGCCGGCGGTGTTGACCACACCCTATGGCAACAGATCCCATACCTGCCCGAGGGAGTGCCAGCAGGCGGGCAGCACACATACCAGCTACCCGCAGGCGCGACAGCCACCTGGTACGTTTTCGCCCTCGACCCCTGGAGGTGACACAGATGATTGACTGGACAGCCCACCGCAAACACCGTGAGCAGATTATTGCCGATACCGGCCAGTGGGTGGGGCTGCTCGACGCTGACGGCGCCCCCCTCATGGACCTGCCGCCTGTGGTATCCATGGTAGCGCCGGAGGCACGCGGCGACCCCGGTTCCCTGGAACTCACAGTCCTGTGCCGTAGCAGCCATGGCATTATCCATCCCGTCGTCACTGAGCTCATCGCCAAACAGCTCGGCGTGCTTAACCCCGAAGGCAAGCTCGTCCCCGTCGCCGACCAGACCCGCTTCGTGGCCATAGAACGCGCAGGCGTGCCGCGCCGGGTGTACTGGGTGACCCACACCGTGGCCAGGGGTGACGCCGACGCTCCCGCCACCCTCACACTCCACGGTGTGGGGCTAACGAAGTTGTTGTCGAGGTTTCCCGCGATGTCTGCCCCGGCCACGTGGCAGCAGTCGTTTAAACGGTTTGAGCGTGACTGGGTGGGGCCGGAAAACACCACCTTGGTGTTCTCGACGCCCCGCCAGCTCGCGGGGATGAAAATGGTGACTGTCGCTGACGGCGCCACCCTCGACGGCCCCGCCGAGGCCACCATCCGGCGGCTGACTGCCGAGTCGTTAGATGCGGCGTTCCGGGTTGCTGGGATCACCAAGGATTTACCGATCCAAGTAGCGACTACCCCGACGGGGCGTCCCTCCCCGCGTATCCTGCTGCGCCCCACGGATGGGCCGCTGCTAGAGGAGATCGCCCAACCAGCTGCCGCGGCAGGCGTTATCATCACCGCCCGAATGTGGTGGCCAGGCGACCTGCCAATCGTCGGCCTGACACTGGCGCTGCCCACCGTAGTTGTAATGGTTGAACAAGCAAAGGAGGTGCCGTGATGAGGCCCACGCTTATTGCCGATGGCGGTGAGATGACCGTCGGTCGCCGCACCTCCACCTACGTGTACGGGGTGTTTCAAGTGGACATCCCCGAGGGCAGAGAACAAGCCCAACAAGACGAGCGTCTGCAAGAAGGGTACATTTATCGCCCAGATCAGCGCCCCACGGGGCGGTTCGATATCGGCTTTGTTCGAGCTGATGCCCGCGTCGATCTCAACACCCAACAATCCAACTTGGAGTCCATTGTCGACGCCGCTCAAAACCGGGTCGAGGGCGCGGTGTTTTTCGAGCGTGACATCACGGGGCGTGGTCTGGGCAGGTTCCGCCCAGGTGTTGACTTCGATGCTGCTAGCCTCGTCGAAGTGCTGATCTGGGGGAAACCCCTCCCCCTGCCGGTAACCGCTATAGACATGACAAGCGGCGACGCTTCCGCGGTGGGCTGGCGGGTGCACGTGGGCGGCCAAATGATCGCCGATGCTGATAGCCTCCGATCCCATAACGACGCCATCCTCGGCCAAATAGAACAGGAACGCCGCCGCCGACTAGCCACAACCAAAACCGCCGAAACCGCGGCAACCACCGCCAACAGTGCCACCTCAGCAGCTGCCACGGCAAACACCAAAGCGACCTCAGCAGCTGCCGCCGCTGACGACGCAGACAAGAAAGCGAAGGAAGCCGATGCTGCCGCACGCATCGCTGACCAAAAAGCCAAAGAAGCAGATCAAGCCGCCCGCGCTGCCGATAGGAAAGCGATCGAAGCTTTGCAAACCACGGTGCAGGGTATGCCCCGCATCCTGCACATTGACACTGGCGGCGCCAACATCTTCACCGGCTCATCCGGCAGGATCAACAACGGCGAAGCATGGGGTACTCTCAAATGGTTCAGCGCCGGGCTGCAAGTTCGATCTGGTGCCAGATTCGAGGCCAAAGGCGACTGGACCGGTTCTATTCTCATGATTGCCGTTGCTACTCAGGGCGCCACAGATGTCTCCTGCGCCGATATCACTGCTGGTAACCGCTACCACGAGTCCGCCACTGGCGGAATCTTCCAAACCTATAAATCCGCGACGGTTATCATCCTGCCCAGCACCTAACCACCGCCACTGCCCTTAGGAGGCCCCACCATGCCCACCATCACCGGTGACCTGCGGCTAATAACTAACCAGCCAGCCGCTGTTACCGCCCTGCAAATCCATGCCCCCGAAGCCCGCACCAGCGCCGGCATAGTTATTCTCCCCGCCCCCGCTATTGTTCCCGTAACCGGCGGTAAATTCACCGCCGATATTGAGCTCGGTGCTGCCGTATGCATCCCCGACTATAGCGGCGTGCTGGGCGAGCCCATTCACATCGCTATCCGTCTTGGTACCGCGACATTTGCCGAGGCGCTGGAAAACGGTCGTGACCTCACCCCAGACGAGCGCGACCGGGTTGTCGAGCTGTACCAGAAGATGATTGCCGCCGGGGACGCCGCGAAAGCCGCCGTAGCGAAAGCCGAGCAATCAGCCACCCAAGCAGCGCAGGCAGCCGCGGCAGCTAAAGAATCCGCATCCCACGCTGCCAGTGGCGTGCCCCCCGCTACCGCCACGGTGCAAGGAAAAATCCAGCTGGCCGGCGACCTCACCGGTACCGCCGATAGCCCACGCATCGTCACTGCCGGCGTTAACGGGTACAGCGTAGCTCACCGCAGCCAGGGGTTCGTGAAAACCCAACCGAACGGAGTGCTGACCATAGCTGACGACACTATCCGCGATGATGCCGCTGCGGTGCATAAGGGATATGTGGATGCGCGAATTAGCCGGCACACCCATACCACTGACCAGATCAAAGGCCTGGACACGGCACTAGCCGGCAAAGCGGCAGCATCACACACCCACCCCACCAGCCAAATCACCGGCCTGGACAACGCCCTGGCAGGCAAAGCAGCAACCAGCCACACGCACACAAAGTCCGATATTACGGGCTTGCCGGCAACCTCAGTAGAAGTGGCTAACAATACCCTAGTAGTGCGAGACTACAGCGGCAGGGTGAAGACGAGCACACCCTATAGCGACGAGGATGCCGTGAACATGGAGACCTACCGTTATATGTTCGAAACCCAGCTCAGCCGCACTCTAATCAAACAAGAGCTGTTCGACGGGAAAATTTCCGCCCGAAAAATCGGGAAAATTGTCATTCTCAATACCGCCATCCGCCCTGGCACCATAGGGAAACTCCCCTACCCTTTCTGGCCAGAAGACGCTGTACTCTTCCTTATTCCTGCAGCATCAAGTTCGGTCCAGACGCTGGGCAGGTTCTTTATCAGCAAACAAGGGGACACCAGCCTGAGCACGTATAACGGTGCAACAGGCGATGTGTTCCAAGGCACGGTCACATACTTGTCATCTAACTAAAACATATAAACCCCGGTCCGGTCATCTACCGCGCCGGGTTTCTTCATGGAAGGAGGAGGGGTCATGGTTACTACCGCCCAGCTTGCCGCGATCATGGGCGGCGATATCGACTACAGCCAACACGTGGCGGCGGCGAACGAGGCTATGCGGCGCGCCCAGTGCACAACCGTGGCGCGCCAGGCGATGTTCCTAGCCCAGATTGGCCACGAATCCGCAGGCCTACGCTATTTCCGGGAAATAGACCCCGGCTATTATTTGCGGGGTCGTTCTGATTTGGGGCATGGGCCGGGGGAGGGAGAGCAGTGGCGGGGGGCTGGCCCCATCCAGCTCACGGGCAAGACCAACTTCCGCGCGTTCGGTGCCTGGTGCCACACCCAGGGGTTGGTAGAGGACCCGGAGGTGTTTGTGCGCCAGCCGGAGCTAGTGGCCACGCCCCGCTGGGGATGGCTGTCCGCATCCTACTACTGGATCATCGCCCGCCCTGACATCAACCAACTAGCCGACGCCGGCGACATCATCGGTGTGACCCGCCGCATCAACGGCGGCACCAATGGCCTTGCCGACCGTGAGCGCCGCTACCGGCTAGCCCTACGCATCCTCAGGAAGGAGACCCCTATGGCAGAGAAAATCCTGCCGTATTCACGCGACCAAGTAACCCAAGACACTAACTACTTTTGCGGACCTGCGTCGTGTCAAACCGTCATCCGTGCGGCAACCGGCATACTTATCGACGAGTCCGTGCTCGCTGTTGAGCTAGGAACAACCGACGAGGGCACTAGCAGTATTGACCGCATGCCCCCGGTACTCAACCGGTACATCCCCGGTGCCCTGTACGAGTATCGGGTGATGCCGAACGACCCGCCAACCCCAACCCAGGTCAAACAATTATGGGACGACATCGTGGCAAGCACCGATGCCGGCTACGGCGTTATCGCTAACATCGTTGCGCCGCCAGACAACTACCCGCGTGGGGTGAACGGGTCGATCTCCCCCGCATACTCCGGCGGCACCGTATTCCATTACATCGCCATCATGGGCACCGGGGAAGACGAAAATGGCGACCCCTGCGTGTGGGTTGCCGACTCCGGTTTCTGGCCATACGGCTACTGGCTCGGCCTCGAACAGTTGGCAACGCTCATCCCGCCCAAGGGTTACGCCTACTCAACTGCCGCCCCACAACAGGAAGGATTATTTATGGGACTCCCCCAAGACCGCCAAGAAGACTTGGCTCGCAAGATTGATGACATTCATACCATTCTTACCCGCCGCCTGCCCAGCCGCAGCGGCTACCGTACCACCGACGAACCCATCGACACCCTGGCCGGCTTCGTGCTCAACGCCGACGCCCGCCTGCACGAGCAAGCAGTACTTGAGACTGCCCAGGCCACCGGCCTCACCCCCGGTGACGTCCACCAGCGCCTGGCCAGCGGCCAGTCGTTTGTTGAAATCCTAGAATTAGAAGGAGAAAAGTAATGACCACTAACCCCACCCTCGATGCTGTTCAAGCCGCTATCGCAACCGCCATCGAGGCCCAGCCCTGGTATCGGCGATTCGCTAACACAGTCAACGCATCCCTCGGCGGCGTGGCAGGCGCCCTGGCAACCCTGGCCGCGGCCTATGCTGCTACCGGCCGCGCCGACTCTACCGCCGTCCTGGTTGGTGCCGCAGCCGCTATCACCGCAGGTATCGCCGCCCGCCTCACGAAAAACGGCGTCACCCCCTCCACTGGCGCCACAATCAGCGCCGTAGTTGCCGCCCAAACCGCCCCCGTCGATGTCATCGCCGCAGTGCGCGACGCCGTCCGCGCCGAGCTAGACGCCCGCGACACTGCGCCGGGTGGTGAGCACGCCGAATGATGGGCATAGCGCCGGCGGTGATGCTGGTGCTGGATACCCCACCCGCCCACAGCGCCGCATGGGGTAACGTCTGGGAGCGCATCAGCGCCTCAGAGGCCATCATGCTGGCGGTCGTGACAGCCATCGGCGGCGCCTACAAAATCAGGGCTGACCGGCGCGCCGAGCGCGAAGCCGACAAAGCAGCTGCCTTGGAGCGGAAAGCGGCAGCGGTGGATAAAGCCTCCCAGGACTTGCGCGAGTGGTTGACGACTCGCGTGGCGATCCTCGAAGCCAAAGTGGAAGAGATGCAACGAGAACGTGAGCTGCACGCGCGTGTCGCCTCGACTTTTTTTGATGTTATGGCCGACTACCCAGATCCTCCGGGTGCGCCGCCGATCCCCGCTACGGTTGCCTCCGTTATCGGGTGGCCACCACAGTGCGCCCAGTCGGCACCAGCCCCATCACCCGAACAAACATAAAACTCCCCCTACCTGATGCCTAACGCCAGGTAGGGGAATTTTTCGTGTTATCGGGGGGTTGAGCGTGGTGCCTGGCGTGGGCGCTGCTCATGCCACTGCCGTACTTCACGGGCGCTCCAAACCCGGAGATTATGCCACCGGGTGGCAGCAGCCGGCGCTTGGCCCCGGCTAACGTATGCCGTCCAGGTGTCAGGCGCGATACCTAGATAACTGGCGCACTCCCCAGCAGTCCAGTACTCGGCGCCGTCCTCGTCAACGAGTTTTAGCCGCATCATTTCTCCTTTAACAGCGTGTCGACAACAATATTGAGCGCTACCACTGCAAGCAACATGATGCTCACCCAGAGCCGACCCCCTACGAGGGGGAGCAGTACTGCTGCGATGGGCAGCATGACGTAGCAAAACACGATATGACGCTTCGACATGATGGCCTCCTTTCTTCTGATCCGTGCGGTAGGGTGGTGGGGGTGACCCCCGGTTCAGGATGGTTCGCGCTTCCTGAACCGAGAGGGTCACTTGCGGTGGCGACCTCGGTAGCGCCAGGGCTTAGATTTTCTCACGAGCCATTGAGCAATGCGCTCTAGCATGCTGTATGCCCCGAGAAACCCCAGTACCAGACCGAGAACGGTGTGCCATTCCATGGGCCTCACCTCCCTTCCACTATTGAATTTTCAAACCGTGAGCGGGAAACGCTCACAAGAACCATTATACACGGCTAGCCGTGTATAATCAAGATGGGGGTAGGCGAGGGTGAGAGTTCACGGGCGATACTGGCGGGTAACAGAGGGGATACCTGCCATAGATAGTTGCTGTTGAGCAGCTTTTAGCATCTGACTACGGATCAGAAGGT